GCAGACGGTACAGCTAGTACCGTTGATCTGGGCTTCACCGGTGGTGATGTTGACGCATGGATTGACGGCGCTAACGCTAACGCCGTTGGCAGCGCAGTAGGCATTGGTACGCTTACTGTGACTGTAGCTACCTGCTACAACGCCGCCGCTGAAACACTTGACTTGCTGATGCTAACTGCTCCGCAGGACAATTCTGTGATGCGCGTTTGGGCAGTTATGGTTGACTGTTCGTAATTAGTCGGGGGGCTTCGGCCCCCCTTCTTTTCTATAGGAGATAATCATGGCTATAATGGGTCATCCGGGGCGCTGGCTGCGACATAAACTCGACGGCACAATCTACAACTACAATGATATTCTATGCAACAATCCCGCTGTAGAAGAAGTTTCAGAGGAACTTGCATTCCCTGAAAGGTTCATTCCGGAGAAGCAGAAAGGACGTAAGTCCGAAGTTGATCTATCTACAGACGAAGACGCTGTCGAAGACGCTAAATCTCAAAAGGGTACGGGGCTAAAAATCAACGCTACTGGCAAGGCTAGGGTTCGGGCGCATACAGAGGACGGTAAATTCGCGAGCGATGATCCTTCAACGCCCAATAAGAACGAAGCCTTTAAATGAGGATTTAGATATTGATACTTAATGACATAATAACCTCGGTGCGGAGGATTATCCAAGATGAGACAGTCGCGTATCGGTACAGCGATGTGTTCTTGTTAGAACTCTGTAATCAGGGTTTGAAGCGGATACAGTTGTTACGCCCAGACCTGTTTTCTTATGTCGGCACGGTAGCGTGTGTTGAAAATGCAGTTATTCAATCTGCTCCCAGTGATTCACTCCGTATTATTGAAGTATATAATATCGTTGGAGGTACTAGCCTCGTCGAAGCTGATAGAGAAGTGCTAGATCAAACTGTGCCAACATGGCCAAATACTACTGCTGGCGCGGCTATCAACTGGATGCGACATGTGCGTAACCCTAATAAATTCTTTATCTACCCTAAAGCTCCAGCAGACCAAGTTCTTACTGTAGAGTATTCACAAGTCCCCTCTGTATATTCTGGAAGTGCTACAGTTACATTACTGCCAGATGCCTATATACCCGCTCTAGTAGATGTTGTAGTATTCCTAGCAGAATCTATTGACAACGAAGCGGTTTCTACTGGGCGGGCTAAAATGTACAGAGATTTATTTATGTCTGAGCTAGGTGCTACTACAGCATCGCTACCTGTTACAGACACAGAGAACGCAGGTCAACCCATTCAAGTTGAGGTGGTATAATGGCTACACGACTATTCTCTGACCTAGTAAACAGGATTGCACCTAGTGCTCCCGGTTGCCCACAGCCTGTCATACTCACATACATACGTAGTGCAGCTATAGATGTATGCGAGCGCACGGGTGCTTGGAGATATAAACATGCCACCGTAACTACAACCGCTGGAACTTATGAGTATTCTTTTGTTCCAGAGTCCGGTGCAGAGGTATATAGTATCCTTACCGCTAACCTTAATGGGAACGCCCTAGCACCTATTACTCTGGAGGCGCTACATGGGCAGTATCCTAAATACCCGTCTAGTGTAGCTGCAGAGCGTTCCACTCCACGTTATATTCTACAGACTAGCCCTATTACTTTTAGTGTGGCGTTAGTTCCAGACAACAGCACCGACACAATAAAGATGTTCGTCTCCCAGCGTCCCACTAGGGCGTCTACAGGAATGAATGAGGCTGTGATGGACGATGTAGAAGACGCAATAGTACACGGCGCTTTGCAGCAACTTCTAACATTACCGGAGCGAACATGGAGCGACACTGAGTTAGCCGCATACCATGCAAAACAATTTATATTCAAGGTGACCGAGCGGCGGGCACGTACAAACATAAGCGCAGTACGGGCCGCACCCACTGTTCGCATGTCAGCGTGGACATAAGGAGCTAAGATATGGTACAAGCGTTATTTGCAAACAATGCCTTTGGCACACTCGCTAGCGGTATAAGCGATTCTGCTACCTCTATAGCATTGACCGGCGGCGATGGGGCGTCGTTCCCTAACCCATCTAGTGGTGATTATTTTTACGCCACATTAATTGATACATCTAATAACCTAGAGATTGTTAAGTGTACTGCCCGGTCTACAGATGCGTTAACCATTGTTCGTGGGGCAGAAAGTACAACCGCACGGGCGTACTCTGCTGGTGATCGTATTGAACTGCGTATCACTGGGGCTGGCCTAACTGATGTGGTAACGACAGCAGCAGCCTCCGCTACAGCGGCAGCAAGTAGTGCAGCAGCCTCCGCAGCAAGTTTTGACACATTTGATGACCGGTTTCTTGGGGCTAAGTCTAGCGCACCGTCAACAGATAACGACAGTGCCACGTTAGCTGTTGGGGCATTATACTTTAATACAAGTGACAACAATATGTATGTGCGTAATGCTGGTAACAACGCATGGTTAACAGTTAACAATACTGTAGCCTCTGCACTTGCTACTGCTTATGCCGTAAAAATAGACGGCGTGGCCGCTGGGTCAGACCACTCAAGTAAGGCTTGGGCTGTAGGTGGAACTGGGGTTACGGATACTTCGGGGAAAGGAGCCTCAAAGGAATGGGCTACAGAGACATCTGGAACGGTTGACGGCACATCATATTCGGCCAAAGAGTATGCGGCTGGAACGCAATCATCTACAGGTGGTAGCGCTAAAGATTGGGCGCAGGACGCAAACCAAGTCAATGGTGCAGGGACAAATGATCGGAGTGCTAAAAACTGGGCGCAAGGGGCCTCGATGACGGGCTCAACGCTCGGTGGGTCGTCTAAAGATTGGGCACAAGTTACCGGCGCAACGGTAGACGGTTCGGAGTATTCATCTAAAGAGTACGCGGTTGGCACTACGGCTACTAGCGCAAAGACATACTCTACCAAATTTGACGGGGCTGTAGCAGGCTCCGATTTCAGCGCCAAGGCTTGGGCAATTGGAGGTACAAACGTCACTAGCACTGGCAGTCGTGGAGCAGCAAAAGAGTGGGCTACAACGACAGGAGCCGCTGTTGATACAAGCGAATATTCATCTAAAGAGTATGCTGTTGGAAGTACGGTAGCTGCTGGATCAGCAAAAGAGTGGGCGTTAGGTGGCGGGGGTTCATTTACAGAAGGAACAGCGGTTGCTGGTGGATTGTTCTCTGCAAGGAAATATGCTGCTGATGCTTTAACTCAAGCTGGCTTAGCTACAGCTTATAACAAGAAGTGGACAGCAGTTACAGCTTTGACGGCTGGAACGCACAATCTTGAAAGAGCAAACGTAGGCACATACTACGTTTTAAATGCTTCTGGTGGAACAATTACAATTAACCTACCTCCTATTGGCACGGGTTCAAGTGACGCTTTAGACGGACATATGTTTGGTTTTGAAGTATCAAATGTTGATAACGCTATTTCAATTGTTAGAGATGGCGATACGATTAACGGTGTTGCCGCTAACTTTAGTGGCCTTACGGCTGTTGGACACGCAGTCCATTTTATTGCTGATGAGGTTGCCAGCACTGAGACAGACAATTGGTTTGCAACAATCATGTCCACAAACGTCTACGGTGCTGGACTTACGCATACGGGGACTACGGTTACTCTTGATCTAACTAAAGACCAATCTTGGACAGGAAGTCAGAGATCAACTCCAGTCACCAACACATCTGGCAGCTTTGATATGGCAACAGGTAACAACTTCAATTGGACACCGGGGGGCAACCAAGCGATTACGTTTACCAACATAACCGCTGGGCAAGGCGGCATCCTTTATGTGGTGAACTCTGGTCATACGATAACCAAGCACAGTTCAGTAAAGGTAGATGCAAATCTTCTAGCAACGGTCACGGCAGCGGGTACTTATATGCTGGGGTACTATGCACCAACCTCGGCAATTATAGTAGTGACGAACAGTTTGGCGGTGACCTGATATGGTTGTCAGTATATTCTTTCCACCTTTGATGCCAGTTACTGCAAGTGGACACGTTATTGCTGGCAGTGGGCTGTTCCAAGGGAGTTCGGATTTTCTAGACTTCACCCCTTCAAGTGGAGTTGCTACGACAGATTTCACATTAGAGATGTTGGTGAAACTGGCAAAGATTAATTCTGGAGATTGGTTGTTTTCTGTTGACGTTAGTTCAAATTCTTTTTTCTTTGTTTATCTAAACACTGACGGCACAATTATTATAAAGAATCAAACCGGCGGGGCTACTAATTGGGAGTACACCACAGTAGCCGTGTTCCGTGACCCTACCGCTTGGCTTCACTTAGTATTGTCTGTTGGAGCAGCATCCAATGATGTCACTTTGTTTGCAAATGGAACTTCGATCCCACTGACTGCTAATACAAACAAAGGAGTATCGGCCCTTTGCCACATTAACACAGCAGCTTCCCATGAGATTGGAGATCGATCTAATAATTCTAACTCTTTTGATGGTTACTATGCTAGATGCACAGGCGTTATGAAAAACAAGTATGTTGCTACAGATTTTGGTGAATTGACAGATGATGGTTTCTGGCAAATCAACGATATTTCTGATACTTTTGCGATTTCTGGTAGTATGAGCGCGGCCTACGTTTCAACAGACGTTGACGCTGGTACAGCAAAAACCACATACACATATTCTAGTCAAGCTATCGGTACGGCAAATACTGATCGAACAGTAATTGTAATGTTTGGGGGTCTACGAGATACATCTGGTACTTACGTTGTTAATTCTGTGACTATTGGCGGTGTAGCTGCGACTCCAGTTTATTCAAGTAATGTTGATGCCGTTTCTTTTGGCTTAAATTGTTGGTACGCAAAAGTACCTACGGGAACTACTGCTGATATTGTAATCGTGCATGGTGCGAATATGAACGGAGTTGGTATAGCTGTTTTCAATGCAACAGGTCTTGATGCCGTTCATGATTATGCAGTTGCAGGGCGACAAGCCACTGGAACAGCCGCTTTATCGTTGCCTGTAGATATTCCAGCAGGAGGTTTTGTTTGTGCCTATGCCAGCGACCATGACACTTCTACATTTACATGGAATGAAAGTCTTACAGAACACTTCGATGGTGCATATCGTGACTCCAAATACACACATACTAGTGCTTCTAAAACTTACTCAAGTGCAGCAAGCCCAACGATCACAGTAACTCCTACGGAAAATGGCATTATGAACGCAATAGCCGTTGTTTTCCGTCCGACATCTTCGGGCTTAAATTTTGGCGATAATGGTTTTTTACTAGAAGGTAGCAATGGCTTATCCAATTACCCTATTGCTACAGCAGATATGACAGGAGCCTCTGCTCCAAGTGGGGATGTAACTTCATCTGCTGCAAATGGAGACGAACCTAATTGGCACGCATTTGATCGAAATGCTGCTACATACTGGGGAGCTGCTAGTGTTGGGGGAGTTGCTACTCTAACTTATCAATTTGATACGTCAAAAACCATTGCGTCATATAGTATTCAAAACCGTTCTGGTGGAACTGATGGTCACC